TAGCCAGTTGTTGCCATCATTGCTTGGTTCAGATTTATTGAACTTGAAGTTCAGGTCTTTTATCTTGGTTGGTATCTCGTAAGACTCCGCAATAATGCTAGGTAGAAATGCTTCTATCACAGAGGAGTCATAGTAATACAAGTCAAGCAACTCGTAGCCTGCTGCTTTAGCCTTTTCCTTTTCGCAAAACTTTATGGCTGCATTGCGTAGAGATTTGGCTATTAACTTATCCCTGTCTTTTTGTTCTAGGGATGACCATTCAAGATACTTGTTTGTATGGGTAATGAACCAGAGCCAAAGGATTTGCTGTATATCCAGAGCCTCAACCATCGGGTACTTTCTGTGGTACTCGTTGGCAAGAGAGGCTACTAAAGCCTCATACTCAGTTAGGTATGCGTCCTCCACCTGTGCCTTCCCATTGACCCCTTTGTACCAATAATCCTATTATGGCATAGTTTGCTATATCTTGTAGGGTATCTTGGATAGATTCGTAGTTGGGCGTGTCGCTCTTTTTATAATATAGATTTTGTAGCCGCTCTAACTTGTCGTGCATCCTAATAATTAGTCCATTGGTAGCACCGCCTGGTGCATTGGCTATATTGTAGGGACCGTAGTCCTGATGCTTTCTTAACATTAGTATGTGTAGTTCTTGCAGAATATCTTCTAAGTGTTTAATGTCCTTCATCTAACATCTCCTTGATTTGGCTATCAAACTTGGTCATTGCTTCCTGGACTATTACTTCCTCTACAACTTCTTCACCATCACCCTGTGCTGCTGCTACTAATACATTGGCTAGTAGGGTGAGTAGCATTTGGGCTGCTTGCTGGTCTACCTGATTAGCCAAGTAGACATCTCGCAGTGCTGATAGTAAATCTATTCCTTTGTTCTCCGATAGTGGTAGCCCCAGCAGTAAGGGGTTCTCCTCTATATAATCCCAAACTGTATCTTGTTCTTCATTCTCCCAAGCATTTTCTGATTTTTTCATCTAGGAACTGCACCCCTTCCTGCATAACTATGCTGTTGACATCGTGCCCTTCGGGCATCTGGACTATATTCACATTGCCTAACTCTCTACTTATCTTCTTACCAAACTCTAAGCCTGGTGCATCGCCATCTGCTAGCACAATAACTGTATCAAAGTCGTCAAGTATTTTGCTGTAGTACGGCTTCCAATTATTAGCACCTGGGATACCGACTGCTGGATGGTTGGTCTTGACTGATACTGTGATGCAATCTATCTCACCCTCTGTGACGCAGATATATTGCTCTGCATTTAGAACTATCTGCGAGTTGAACATTGTGGTCTTAGCCCCTGGCAGACCTATGTACTTAGGGTCTTCACCTCTGATTGAACGAAACCGCAGGTCAACGACCCCTGATGGGGTGGTATATGGGATAACTAACTTACCCTTGTAACCTTCGTGACCTGGCAATGGATTGTCCACTACTCCCAAATGAAATCTCTTGGCTTCTTCTACCGACAGACCCCGAGTTCCCAGATAATCTTCCGCTTGGTTTATGTATTGAGCGTATTCTGTCGTTGCCTGTAGGAGAAATTGTCTCTGCGAATTTGACAGCCTCACGATAATTAACTCCTTCTTTGTACATAATCAAATCGTATACATCACCACCGACTCCACATCCGTGGCACTTAAATCTACTCTCATCAAAATTAACACCTGCTGAAGCGTGTTTATCTCCGTGGAATGGACATTTAATCTTTCGCCACCCACTGCCCCTAGCAGGCAGGGTGGCGCCTACATACAGTAGGTAATCCTCAATGCTATGTTTGTCCATCTGCTTTCTTAAGTAGTTCTAACCAGATGCTTGCTGGCATCGTGGCATACCACTCACCTACATCTCCTTTGCCTTTACGTTTATGTATGACTACACCTGTCCAGGCATTGTCATTCTTCATCTCTACTTCTAACTCTGCTGTCCAGCCCGCAAGGTCTAACTTAGCGTGGTTCTTAATCTCTATGGTTACACCTGGCACACCGCTTATATCGCCTTTATCTAAGGTTGCTCCTGCGAGTCGGCGGTCTGCATACTTATAACCATTAGCCTTTAACCAAGCAACGACATCTCGTTCTGCTTGGCTACCCTTGCGTTTGGCTGCGCTACTCAAGTGCTGCTGCTGCTATTTTGTAAACTTCTGATTGTATTTTACTGTAGAGATTATCATTGTTATATAACTCATCAACAATAATATTCCACTCACCCTCTGATAATGGGTTGCCAAGTAGTACTTCTATATCTTCTTGGCTAAATGAACAGTCCCATATTTTAGTTTCCATATATCGGCTCCTGCATATACTTGATTTGGACATCATCCAAATACATATTGTCTGGGTTAAAGGCAAGACTTACATAGTTGTTACCTGTTTGGTCTGCTCGCCCGTATCTATTTTTGACTGGGGCTACGCAGAGATAGGTCTCATCACCTTGTTTCATCTGCCCGATAGTCAGAACCATTGCTGGTATCTGGTTGACCAGACCCTGAATGGCTGACCGTGGCTGGCAGGGATAGCCTTCAAAGCCTTCTTTAGTGTGGTGTAATACAAGCACGGCTGAGTTGGTATCTCTTGCAAGATACTTTAACTCTTTCATTGCTGCACGCATACCTTGGAATTCTTCGTGACCATCCATTGCTATATCCATTAGATTGTCTACAACAATAAGCGTAGGGCTTCTGCCCCATACAGTTTCAAATGCGCTGACCTCATCATCTAAATCTTTTAGTGTTGGTGTGGACTCAAATGACCAGAACAAATGATTGTTAATCACTAGTACTTCTTCTGCTTGCTTTGGGTCACGCTTAAGTAACTGTTCTGCTGCTTGCTGTGAGATACGGCTGGACATTGCAACTAATCGCATAGCCATAGTGTGAGCATTGGTATCTGCGCTGAAGTACAGCGTAGGAACTTTGGCTCTGGCTGCAATTGCCAGTGCAACTGATGACTTACCAGCACCAGGAGTGCCAGCAATCATCGTGATTTCTGCACGGCGCAGGATAATTCCTGCTCGCTCAAATGCCACAAAAGCGGGGGGCAATGGTTCTCCCCCCACCTCTGCTTTACTGATACTGCGTTTAAGTGTTCTCATTTAACCTGGTCAGGTACGAATGTGTTCCACTCTGGTGTGCCGATTCTTGCATAGACATTCTTGCACTTATCAAATGAACCCTTTGGGGCTGGGCAGAAGTAACCACGATACAACTTACCGTCCTTACCTGTTCCCTGGATGGCTGTCATCTTGCCGTGAGGGCAAGCCTTGCCACCGATTGATGGTGCTGCTGCTGGTGTAGAAGCCCAATCACCTGACGGCGATGGTGTTGTTTCTACAATGCTTGCGCCCAACGCTGATGCTACCTGTGCTGGTGACATTGGTGCTGGGCTAGATTGGTTTTTTGCTGCTGCTTCCAGTTCAGAAACTGCTGACTTGATTGCTTCCAACGCCTCAACTACTAGGTTATCTAATTGGTTTCCTGTTTCGGCGCGGACAGTAATAAGACTGCCTGCTGGTGATTTAACTGTGATACTGATTGGTGCCTCAGTTGATGACACTATCTTCTCCTTGCTCTGGGAACGGAGTGATGAGACCTTTCTTGTCTCGCCACTGTCTGACTTTCATTGCGAAGTCTAAGCCTCTCTTACCCTCTACTATGTCAATCCAGACTAGTTTGCACAAGCCTGTGCCTGCTGGCAGATGGATAATGATGGCTCTTTCTTTGTTGACGTCACCCCATTTACCACGGGTTGCCGTCTCCACATCGTAAGGCAACCCGTTAGCATAGATTGCTAACTGGATTGCTATGTTATTCGGATGGTCTATACGACCTGTCTTTATATCTGCAATGAATAACTCGCCATTGTACTCAACAAGTCTGTCTGGTGTGCCAGCAATTTTATATTTATCTAGCACGCAGAATTGTTCAATGCAAATCTTATTTAGTTTTTTTGTAGCCTGCTCATAAGCAGTTAAGTCCCCTGCCCACTCGCTTGGGATTGGTCCAATGTCCAAACCCAAATCTAGTTTCTCAGTGAAGGTATGTAGTGCGGTGCCAATAGTTGCT